GACTGCCAGTCAGGTTCATGCCGACGCCTTGTAAATGACGGTGATGCGGCCTGTGGCGTCATTGTGCGGATCAACCACAAGTGATGTGCTGAAAACCACGCCTTCAAGCGAATACGTTGTGCCAATTGCCGAGCCTGACGGAATCACCAAAACTACGGTTGTCCCGTCTTTGATTTCGCAGTCATGCGCTGACATTGTGGTTGTGACGATCACACCGAGAAACCAAACCGTGGTTGCGCTCACGGTTGTGCTATCGACTGAAAGATCAACAGATGCGTACTGCCACTTAACCATGCTTCACCTATGCGTCCGGGTCATAGGCCCATGCTCGGCCCTGGTTCATTTCAAGATAAGTTACCGCCACAGGCGATCCGCCTTCAGTCACTACCCCAGTGCCGCCTTGCGGCATGGTGGCGTATATTTCGGAGCCTACGCGGTAACTTGGGGTTATGAATTGGGTTTCGGTATCAAACCCGCCAACAGCTTCGCGTTCATCATCTGAGGTGTACGTGTATGTCACTCCATTGATGGTTTCTGTGTCAAAAGGGGTTCGCCTCAATTCGTAAGGCTTTGCAATATAGACTGTTTCGAGAGCAGCGTTTTCGCATTGGAGGTAATCCCCAAACTGAGCGACAAAGGTCATTACATCAACGGATGAACCGCCGGACTTACCACGCGGCTGCTTTTGAGTCGGGGCATTGATCCCTGACAGACGATTGACCCCATCAACGATGCTATTGAGGTGGCGCTCGCTTAGAGCCGTCTGCCCCTTGCGGAACTTGTTTATCCTTTGGTCCGGAGTATTGCGCGGCATTTAACCAGCCCACGGCAAAGCAAGATCATTGAAATCATCTTCCTTGTAGATTTCCGGATAAACTACGCCGGTGACGGTCGAAATCACAACATCCTCGTGTGGCATATCTGTTTGCGGGTCGATATAGACAACAGTCGGAACCCAGGTACTTGGGCGGTATTGGAATCGGTAGGTCACAGTGTAGGTTTGCCCGCCGTCATTTGTCTCTGCATCAATCCCAAGGCAAAGCAAGGTTTGTGCTGCAAATAATCCTGCTCCAAGCGATAGAGAATTGATCTTTCCAGGGTAGGTTAACGCCTTGGTCAGTGGGTGCGCTGATTCGCGGCGAGTGAACACCATCACCATTTCAGGAACCTGAATATCAACCGAGCCAGTCTGATCTGGCTGGCCGGTGAGCGTGACAACGATCTGCGCGCCGACATTATCCACCTCTGTTTTTGATCCGGTGACAGAGGAGCCAATCTGAATGATGGCGTCGTCTGCGTCTTCACTTGGGTCAATTGATGTGTAATCAGGGCGGCGGTATTCGATGACTACGCGGATGGTAGCTGGGTCGCCTTCCTCGTGCGTGCATGTGCGACTAAGTGCATAGATTGGGACTAGCTCGATTCCGTCAAAATCCGGGTGGATATCGGCATACTGCGGTACGTCCTCATGCGACAGGACTTGCAGCTTGGTTTCCCCTGCGGTAGTGGTCGCAATAAATAGTCGGGTGGATGTATACCCGTCTGCGCTTTGAGATATGCTCGATCCTTCGACCAGTTCATCGGTCACGGTGATGGTCATACAACAATACCTCGCCGGCTGATGATTGACAGATAAGCATTCGTGGACTTCTGTTGTGCAACTATCTGCTGCTCGCCTCTTGTGATAGTTGCTGCTGCGCTTTGCGGGCCACCGATAAAGACGCGTTCAAGATCCACTTGGCGGAATTCGCTGGTCTTATTGGTCGCAGGCCCGCCAGTTGTGGGAGCTGCTGCACCGCCGATGGTGTCGGCAATCTCTGCCGCTTCAACCTTCAGCCTGTTAAAGTAGGACTCCACTTTTTTACCAGCTTGGCCCGTGGCAAAATCGCTCCATGCCTCACCAGCACTCTTTGCAGCCTCTTCTGCCTTCTCGAAAAATGAAGACGCAACTGCGTCAAGCGCGTTGGTTTCGATTCCGGCAATCAGAAAAGCGTTGGCGGTTGCAAGTCCATGCTCCATCACGTTACCGATGTACGACATCGTTTTCGTTACCACGCCAGCGGATGCCGTGACGCCTGACACAAACGAAAACCACATGCCTTTGATGAACTCAAAAGCGTTTGCAATCTTTCCAGCAGCAGCAAATATTTGATCAAGCGCGTTGACTACTACGCCTCCACTTGTGTTGCTGTTCTGTGCGAACTCCAGCATTCGATTTGAGGCAGCGATGATGTACGGCGACAAATCAATTGCAAACCGCATGCCAATGGCGCCGACAGCCTTACCGACTTTCGTCATGGAGTCGTTCGCCTCTTCAACCATTCGACCCTGCACATCGGTAAACGTGAGGCCCATATCCTTGGCCTGCTGCTGGGCAGCTTTGATTCCTTCCGCGCCCTGCTCAAACAGCGATCCCATCTGAAGGCCGGCCTTGCCAAAATTCTTGACGAGGAAGGCTGCGCGCTCTGAGGCGTTGCCAATTGCTTTGTACTGGTCAGCAATGACCAGTAGCCGCTCGTCCGTGGTCATGCCGGCCATGCTGCCTTCTGCCGACCCGTTCACGCGCAAAATGCCTGCCGCGAGTTTGTCCAGGTCTACGCCGGCAAGGTCTGCTGCGTGTTGATAGCCAACAAGCTGCTCAGTGGACAAGCCCAAGGTGCGAGACAGTTTCGATGTAGCATCAACCGCGTCCCCCTGCTGCTTGATCAGATGGACAAGCGCACCGAGGGCGATACCTGTGACGGCAGCGCCATAGCGGGCAATCGTGCCAACATGTCCAGCAACGTCACGCGAGAAGTTTTCAACCGTGCGCTTGGCTTTCTTAAAGCCTTTTTCAAAATTGCCGGTTTTGGCAGTCAACGAAACACCAAGGTTTGCGATAGTCGCCACTGGAAATCTCCGGGTTATTTTTTGCCGTACCGATCCTTCATCACAGCTTGAGCGGTAACAGGATCAATTTGCGTTGTGGGTTGTGATTTGCCGAAGTGCGGCATGAAGTCGTCAAGTTTGAATTGCCCTCCCCCTTTCTTCTTCGCACCCATCGCTTGCATGATCGCCAAGCAAATGTTCGCGGAACGTATGTCTTGACGTTCCTCACCGAAGGGGTGCAGGTTATAAAATGCCTGCCATTCGTAAAGCAGTGATGGATCAGCGCCGTCCAGCATCGCGTCTGGGTCGAAGTAGCCCAGTTCTTTGGCGAGCTTGAATTGAAATTGCCTTACTGGACGGCTTGAGAGTTTCCCTGGATGGTTGCCGCTTCTTCACCGAGTCCTGACACTTCAAGACCAACTTCGATAAATGCGCTCAGGAACTCGAAGGTAGCCTCCTCCTGTACCTGCTCGTGGTCGGTGTACAGCGCCTTGCCTTCAGCGTCACAGATGCAGCCGACAACAAGCCTTGCACCAAGTTCAGGCAGCAACTCACCGACAAGCGCAGCAAGGTTTGATTGCGCCTTCTCGGTCTTGATCTGCTCCAGCAAGCCAATCACGCGGCCAGAGTTCTTGCCGCCGTTCATCTTGCGAACGTGGAGCATTTCGCCCATGACTTCTCGTTCTACTATTTTCTGGCCTAAAGCCATAAATCCCCCTTGGGAGTATCAATTAAACCGGGTCGTATTCCGGGCCGGTCACGCCATCAAACTGGAAAACAAAGGTTCCCTTCATCACATCTTCAAGCGGGATTTCTCCAGATGAAGACACGAAGAACCCGGAGCCAACAAGCTCGTGCGTGTCCGGGAAAGTCACGGTTGCGGTTGCAGCCGTGTTCAGGGGTGGTGGGTTGGCAGCATCAAAGAAAATTTCAGCAGTGAATGCGGGCGGTTCAATCAGAGAGCCTGGGATCTTCTTGCGGTAGCCGGTCGAAGCCAGTGTGGTCACATCAAGAACAGCCACTTCCTCGCCATCAATAGAAAAACTGACAACCTCGCCGTCATAAACGCCGATACCGAAATCAATCAAACAGCCTGTGCCTACGCCAATAGCCATAATTACCCCTTATGCCCAAGTCGGGCCGGTCATGCCGTCGAATTGAAAGACATAAGTCGCCGTCATCTTGTCCTCCAGCGGGATTTCCATACTGCGGGAAATGAAGAATCCCGTGCCTGAAAGAGTGTTCGCGCCCTTGGTGACGGTGGCAGTTGCGGCCACGTTGATTGGGGGCGGTGCGGCGGGGTCGAATTGCAGTTCGACAGTAGCCTGGGGCGGTTCAATCAGAGAGCCTTTGATCTTCTCGCGATATCCAGTGGTGGACAGGGTAGAAACATCAATAACAGGGACTTCCTCGCCATCAATGCTGATGCTCAACGTAGAGCCTGAATAAGTGCTGCCAGAGGCAAACGTGATGGTTGCGCCTGTACCTACGCCAATAGCCATAATTGAAACTCCAGAAACGAAAAAGCCCGCACAATGGCGGGCCGGGATGAAAGGGGACTGCTGTTTACTTCAGGGCTTCGCGCTCGATGCCTTTGCCGATATCGTCGCCAATGTCTTTAAAAGATTTCTCTTTGTGTTCGTCGATTGCAGGCCGGATGAATGGCTTTGCTTCTGCGCCAACGTGTCCGAACTCTACAGCGTAGGGGTAATATGCCGGATCATCCGGAGCAATGCCCAAGGCTTCGCGGGTCGGGTTTTCAACACCAAGGCGAATGAAATTCTTACCGCTGCTGGCTGATTTTGTCTTGGCCGACTTGTAACCATTCAGCAGCATCCCGGAGTCGATCAAATCAAGGCGCACGATGTTGGCCACGATGCGCTTTTTGACTCTTGTTGATTCCTTGCGCAATGCGGCTCTGACGATCTTCTTCTGCGTCTTATCGACAACATTGCCGAGCTTCTTTTCAAGCTCTTTGTTACCGAATGCGCGGATATCAACGATGGGCATCAGCGCGTAAACCAAATCATATAATCAACGCTTGAGGTATCTGTAATTGCCTGCCGGTCTTCAATGTCCGGGCCTTCCGAATCTGGCAGGATGGCAAGAACAGTAAAGCCGTTCACGGTTGCACCTGTTGGCGTCAGGGCTGCGCGGATCAATGCCCATATGTCAGAACTGGAAACGCCGTGCTGTAGCGCCAGCGTGACCTGGATGCGCTGGGATACCATGTAAGACGAAGCGGCCATTGAAAGCGTGTTTTCCTGATCGCCTGAAATCTTCTTGACCGATATCGCCGGAAGCGTTGCGCCCTGCCGGATGTAACCGACCTTGATGCGGGAGGCCGGAACAGTCGCAGTCAGGGTGGCATTGTTTGCCAGCAGGTAACGAACTATCGCCGATCCGCTCACTGGTCAGTACTCACAAGATCAACCATAAATTCAACGCCTGCTTTGTCGCCAAGGATCGCTGGCCCAGAAATGATCTGGAAAACCTTCCGGGCTGGCCTGTTGACAATTATTCGCATTCCGCTGGTTACATCTGTGCAGTACCTCATGCGCAGACGGGTCGGCATTTGCGAGACCTCCACATTTTCCCGGACTGACTCCGAACGGCTCGGCAGAACGTCTTGCAGGCCGCACCAGCGAACGGCCAGCACAGTCCATGTATCAACGTCTGTTTGCAGCGTTGCCGATTCGGTAGTGACTTTGTACTCGATCCGGCAGCGGTCGTTCAGTGGGCCAATGTCAATAATCACACGCGACCCCATATTCGTTCAGGGTCGAGCAGGAACCCGGCATAGTCGGGCATGGCCTGGCGAACGCCTGGATGCAGTTCGGCAATTTTGAGCTTGATCCATGTCTTGATGCAGTCAGGCACAGCAGATGCCGCACCGTAACCGGCCACGAACCGCACAGAGATACTGTTTGTTTGGTCGCGCACAGAAGGCCACATAACGCCGTATGCGGGGCGAATCCTTGCTGGCTGGCTGACAGCATCAACAAGGTACTGATCTGCCGCCAGCGTTTGCGTGTCGCCGTTGCTGTCCACGTAGGTGATGGATGTCACCGACTGAAGCGGAGGAAGGCGGATTTCATGCCGGCCATCAATCAAAGTCCATGAATCAAAGTATGCGTCAAGGGTCTGGGTGATCAGGTAGCGGCGCAGATCCATCTCGGCCAGTTGGCGGGCCGCTTTGATGATCGCGGATATCTCCGGGTCACTGGTCGTGTTCGTGGTCGGCACGCCGGCACCAAGGGAGGCGTCTGCGATGTTGTCGGTGTATACCGTGGTGGTGTTGTCGGCAATGGTCGCCAGCAGCAGGTAGGCCGAGCCACCAGCAGCCGTGCGGTACAGTTTGCGCGAAGTCACCAATGCCCCGCCAATGGGGATCGCGGTCAGGGATATCTGCCCGTTCACACCGGCATCGGCAACCGTCACGGAAGATGAGATCGTCCCGCCCTCAGTCTCGCCCGCAGCCGTGACGAACGTCACACGGTAACGATGCGCACCGGCGTTTACATTGCCCGCAGCAGCAGGGGACGCAAGCGCAACCGTTGGCGCAGTCGGAGCCAATTCCTGATTCGACAGATCCAGGCGGCAGGCAACCATTGCCTCTGCGACCGTTACCGGCTCAGTGGCCGGGGCCGTGTAGATTACAATACTCACTCGAAGCTGTGCTCCAGTACGAAATCAAACTGGTTGATTACAGCGCCAGGCGTCCAGGCACCCTTGGCTTGAATCACGCCAATGAGGACGTTCTGATCCAGCGTATGGAATTCGATCATTGGACGTAGTGCCGGGATTGATGCTTGCCACGCGGTAACACCTGCGCTCAATGTTCCGGCTGGGTTGCGCCAATTTCCTGAACTGAAACTGAAGATTGCAACCAGGTCACGATAGGCGGCGGCAGTGATGTTCATGGCCGCATTGTCGGCAGGGTAGCTGGCGGCGGCAAACGGAATGGAAGTGTTTGGCCTGAACAGCAGCAGATCAAAATCAAGTGCTGCAATCACAAGATTACCGCTTGCAGGCGTTGCCACGCAGGTTGCACTGATCAGCAAGCCTCGCGGCAAGCCCATGTTGAACTGCAAAGGCGTAACTGATGCGCCAGTACCGCTATTGGCTATGGCATCGCCTGACGCATAAGCCGTGGCGTCTGCTGGCCTTGAAAATGTTGCAGTGCTACGCATTGCCGTTCTCCGGATTGTTTAGTTTCGATTTGTTGCGCAGTGGAATCTTTCCAGTTTGCTGCCCATCGGTGCTGAAAGCCTTGTTTTCAATGACTGGATCTGTGGTGATGCGCTCAAACCATGAGGGGTCGGCGGCAGCAATCAGGTATTCGCTGAGATCCGCTTCGGTGCCAGCATGGAATTGTTCGCAGAATCTTCCGTCCTGCGATCCCGGAAACGATTTGAGGATTTTGCAAAGCATTGCTTGACTCTCCCGCACGCAGAAAGCCGTGCGCGCTTATAGGTGAAATGGTAGATATTGCTGATCAATCTCGTTTGATGATGTGCTGTTGTGCAATTGGTGCGGAGTGGTCGTAAGCCTTTTCCACTTGCTCGGCGGTAGGGAGCGCGTCCCTTTCCACGAATTCCAGCTTTAATTTGCCGTCTTCTTGGATGTTGAAATTCACATCAACGGTGTCGTATCCGTAAAGCCTGTCCATTCTCGAATCGCATGAATCCATCAACGTGGTACTTTTCGGCATGTTGATCTTGATGCCGCGCGCGTGAGCCTGGCCAAGCCAGAATTCAACACAGGCCCGGCCTTTTTCGGCATGGTGGGTATTGGCATATGTGAAATCCATCCCGAACACGCTAATCTGCGTTGCGCCCACATGAATGGCCAGCGCAACGGCATAGGCTGCGGTGCTGTTGAAGTAGTCGTGGCCAAGATTGTTCAGCACGTCTTCAAGCGGAAATTCAACCAGGGCCGGGTAGTCTGGATGCGCCCGGCTTGTCACTACCGGAACGCTGCTATGCTTGATCCAATCGACCATAGCCGCAATGTTGGAATCAGGCGCGGCTTTGGCGCGCACTTCTTGAATCCTGATGTCGTCCATGTGGAACACAAGGTCGCACGCGAACACATCGCCCAGGGCGTTGATTGTCCAAGTCAGATCGCAGAACTTGTTACGCCCGCCCTGCCTTTTCGTAATATCAAGATACTGATCAACGCTTGGCCCAAGGCCAAGGATGGCGATGTGCTTTTCGGCTTGAGCGGAATTTTCGTTAACGGCTGGATCTGTTTGGTTGCTGTCTGAATTATTAATCATGTCTCTCTCACCAGAGTAAAAAGGATGCCGGTTACGGTTCCGGCGCTGGCGCGGTGAGTCACCAGCCGTATTCACATTACGGGTTGGTGGTCGGTGATTCGTAGGGGCTGTGGAGGACTGCCGCCACACCAACTACACCCACGGATGTAACGCCGGACTGGACTGCATCCACGGACACGTATCGCTTGTTGCCAACGTAACCAACGCGCTTGGTCACTTCTTTGGTCACAGCTGCCGTGCGCGGAGTTGCCGCAGGAAGGCTTGCCAAGGCTTCAGTGCCGAGCAGGTAGGTGTCAGCGACACTGGTCATGGTGCCAGTTACATCGCCTTCTTTTACCACCAGAGTAACGACTGTGCCGGTAGTGGTCACAGCGCCATAGGACGCCACGAACTCAACACCACCATAACCCTGACGGTCAACCACAAGGCCGGTCTTGGTGGCATTTGCGCCAATGGCCAGCGGAGAAATCACGGTCTTTGTACGCATGTTGTTGTGTAAATCTTTGATGCTCATATTTCTTCCTTGGCAGATGATTGCTGCCATCAATTGCGGGAATAAAAAAAGCCCCAATCAAGGGGCTTTAGTTTGTGCGGGTGTCGTGAAGCAAATTTGACTAGCTAGTCGCGAAGCGCATGAGTTTAATTGCCTCGAAATTCTTGATGCCTGCCCCAAACCTGCGGCGGAAATTGAACTTTGTGGAGCCTTTTGCGGTGATGTTGTCGCGGATCACAGTAGTACCGGCACGGTTCACGATCTGGTAGCCGCGTTTGAAGTTGCCGAATGCCAGGGAGTAGCTGCCAGCAGCAATTGCCGCGAAGTTGTCGTCGATTTCAACTGGATGGCCAAGGAATCGACCACCGAACGCAGCGGTCGGATCTGGTTGCCACAGGTAGTAAGCGCCTGAAGCGTCCTTGATTTGGCGCATGGTTGACAGGGTGGTGTCATTGGTCAGCCATACAGCACCGGGGCGGTACTGCGACTTCAGGGAGTGCTGCAATGCAATCACCTTGTCAGCAGGAGCGACTGAGGCGAACGCGGCAGATTTACCTGATGCGATGTAGCCCACGCTGCCCCACGCATAGGCGCTGTTGGCTACGTTGGTGTAGCCTGCGATACCGCGAGCCTTGCCAACGCCATTACCAGTGATGAATTCAGCACCGGCACCTTCCGCAAAGCCGATCGCCGCTTCGTCGGCAAGATCTGCTTCAAGGTTGATGAAAGAGTCTTCCAGCGTTTCGTTGTATACCCAAGGCTCCACTTCAGCAGTGAAGACTTCGATTTCAACCTTCTTGTAGGTCGGCTCGGTAGTCTCGCCACCTGTCTGGCCATCAGCAACACGGCGCATTGCCATGCCGGACGCTTTGACCAGCTTCGACCATTTGGCCGTGCTAATGGTGGTAACGTCAGCCAAGCGATACATTGCACTGATGGTCGGCGCAACGCGGTCGATCATCATGTCCATTTCTGGGAGTACCGTATAGCCGCCATCGGGATCGCTGCCGGTGTTCATGGCTTTTGCCTGAATTTCAGACAAGCCATCATCGCGGCCTTTGCGCAGGAAGGTGTTGAACGCTTTTTTGTGTTCAAGCTGTTCCTGGGTCATTTCGGAATTGCCAGCGGCAGGGCGGTTCGCTTTCTTTTCAAAGTCGCGGAACGATTCCTGCTGCTTGTTCATGTCGGCGCTGATCAGATCCAGTTTTGCCCTCAATTCATCAACGGTTTTGCCGTCGGCTTTTGCCTTGATGATTTCGTCGTTGGTTTTCTGGAATTCGTGCCACGCTTTGCCCTGATCTTCGATCAGCTTTACGATTTCAGTCGTCATAATTTTACCTTTTAAGTGGGTTATTTCGGGATTTTTCGGCTTTTAAGTGCCTCAAGAACAGACTGCATTCCGTCATCGCCCGAATCACTCGGAGAAAGACTTTTGGCTTTGGAAATTAATGCCATCGCCTCACGCTCAGAACATCCACATACATCGCGTAGATGGCGCTCAAGTGAGCGAATATCGCTGATACCTTCAATGCTTTTTACGCCCTGAACTCTGGCTGCATCGTTGGCGGGAAAGGTGACAAGGGAAGTTTCCCAAAGATCCACCTTTTTCAATGTGGTAATGCCGGTTGCCTTGTCCCGGCTTTCATCCCTCGGAATGAATCCGATAGACAAGCCGCTGATGGCCTTCATCTTCAGTAGTTCGTGTGCCTCAGCGCCGCGCTGGGTCTTCAATGCAATCTGGCCTTCAACCTTCAGGCCGATGCTGTCTTCAACCATTGATGTGAACACGCCCAACGGCTCAGAGCTTCGATGCTGCCACAACAGAGCAGGCATAGTGCCCTTTGCTTTGTGGGCTGCGAGCGTGTCCAAAAATGCGCCAGGCGCGACGATTTCGCCGTAGGAGTCAACAACACCGAAAACCGAACCATAGCCGGTAAAGGTGCCATCTTCTGCTATGGCCTTAACTTCAAAAGCAAAGTCTCTTGTTCTAAGTGTCATGGTTTTGCCTCTTTCGGCGGTGCGCCAGCAATATTGGCTGGATGGTTGAGTTTGTCGGATTCTGGATCACTGTCTGGCGGCATATCGAGCAACGAACGGCCCTCATTTTGGGTAATCAATCTACCCGCAATATCGGCAAGGATCATAGCGTGCTTGTCTTTGAGCGATCCGCGCAGCAAGCCTTCGTCGATGAAGCTGGCGTACAAGCCGTTTTCGCGGTCTTCTTTGGTCAGCAGATTGGCGTCAATGGATTGCTCCAGTCGCATGTACCACGGCGAAAGGCAGTGAACGACGTGAGCAAGGAACATTTGTTCGGCGCTGGCGTAAGTCGTGTTCTTTGACTCAGCGCCCACCATGATTGGATTCACGCGGAACTCGCGACAGATTTCCTCTATCTGGAACCGGCGTGTCTCAAGAGTCTGAGCGTCAATCCCGGTCATCACTGTTGGAATCCACTTTGCAGCCCTATCAAGCACCATCGGCTTGCCATCATTTTTTGGGCCTGCCTGATTCGCTGCAATCCATTCAGCAAGATCGCTGTGCTGTTGCGGACTCAACTTGCCTTCGACGGAATATGTACCCGAACTGCGAACGCCGTTCCTTTGCAGATTGCCCTGCTGCTCCTCTGCGGCCATTGCAAGCCCAATGGATTCACGAGCCAGTTGCACAGCATCAAGGCCCATCCAGCTATTCCATGACGGGCCCTTCACATGCCAGATGGATTCAGCAGGAAAAATCTTTGTGTTCCCGTTGTCGGCGCGCACTTCATAGGTCAGTTCCCAGTTGCTTGCGCGCTTCGGGGTTACCGATCCAGGATCAAGCGGAACAAGTTCAAGAATGTCACCCCTGCTCGACCTGCTGATGAACGAGTAATGATTCCCGCACAGTACAGCGTGCATGGCGACGGTTTCGCGATACTCAAAACTAGTTTGCCAGTCGTTCGCCTTGTTCGCCAGAACATCGTAAAGCGGGTGACTGGTTTCTGGCGTCCTGAGCTTACCATCCTTACTTTTGCGCATGAGCTTAAGCGGAACCTGGGCAATGCCCTCGCCAATCACCCGAGTACATGCGAGCACGGTTGAAACTTTCATCGCGGTGTGAACAGTAACGGTCTTTCCAGACGAAGACGCAGCCCACCCGGTGGAATTTCTCAGCAACTCATAAAGCGAAGTGGATTTTTCACTCGACGCTCCAGAGTAAGCAGATGATAGAAACCCCATTATTTAGCCTGCGCCATTTTTACAGCCTGAATCAAAAGCAGCATCCCGCCAATCACATACCCGGAAGGCTGGAATATGAGCCAGGATCCATAGGAAACGCTCGATGCACCAACAATCAAAAGCAGGTCGGGTAAATATTTCATGCCGCTTCCCAAAATGATTTTCCGGATAACGACTCCGGGTTTAAGTTCATCACGCTTTGAGCATCAAAGATGGCCATTAATGGGTCTATCTTCGCGCTGCCTGATGCCTGTTTCGTAATTGATACCGCATTGCCCTGCTGGACAATCCGCGCATTACCTGCGCACCAGTTCATCATTTCTGATCCACTGTGACTGATCACGCCGCCAGCAAGATCGCGTTCAGTCCCCTTGATGGCGCTGTTCAGCTTCCATCCTTGGGATATGGCGACAATCTGATCCAGATTGATGCCGCGCGACTCCGTGACAAGTTCATCAACGATCTGACTGATGCCCGCAGCGTCCACACCGATACCCTGCTTTTCAGGCAGAAGACCGGCAGAATTTATGCGCTCGATAATGTCGGCCACGTTGGTAACATCATCGCCAGGCACATCAACGAACGTCAGGTCGCCAGCTTTGGCGAAGTCCCTGAGCCTTGAGGCAATGTCCTTGCGACGCTCAAGCACAATCTTGTGCGCCCACGCATGGCACCAGACCAGACGCTTACGGCTTCCGGATTCTCTGCCGATGACGGCCAGCCCCAGCAAGTCGTCAAGCCCGCCGCCGTCGATGCCGACAACAACAACCTCAGAACGAGCAATCAGGCTCTCAAGCGTCAAGGTCGGGTCAGAATTCTGCTGCCAGAAATCAGCACCGGCCCAGCGGTCGGAACGCAAGTTCATCCCGATTTCAACGTTCAGGTGCTTGGCCAGGAACTTTTGCAGCGTGCCGTCAGTTTTCGGCAGATTCTTGACAAGCTGATCTTGTAGCCATTCGCTGCTGACTGATCGGCCCAGGTTCGGGTTTGTAATGTAGAAGTTTGCCGGATCGAGGTAGGCTTTCGACTCAATCATGGCCTTTGGGAATTCATAGAGAACGCCCAGCGATTTCTTGTCTACGATTTTCCCGTCGCGTACATCGCGGTAATAGTTCAGCTTGTCCCTGAACACCCCTGCCGGCGGTTCGTCGCTTTGAGTGGTGAGGTAGATCACCCAGCCCTCGTCACGCGACACCTGCCCGCCTGTGGCCTCCATGAACATGGCCTCGGCCTGCGCCTTGGTGCCGAACAGCCAGTGTTCATCAATCAGCACCTTGCCAGACTTCTTACCCGATACCGTGTCAGTGTCAGCCGCAACCACTTTCAGTGATGATCTGGAAACGCGGTGAGTGATAGTCCTGATATGGTCTTGAACATGGAACAGTGCAGAAAGGTCTTCGTCAGACCTGATCATGCCGGCGGCAGGCTTGAAACTGTTGTCTGCCACCTCTTTGGTGGGTGCCAAGATCAGGTGTTCTTCATCTTCGCGCCAGCACATCAACACAGCGGTCAACATGATCCCGGCGGCAATGGTCGACTTGACGTTCTTCTTGCTGATCAGTAGATAGAACTCCCTGATCAATTGTTTCCCGGTGTCTTCGTCGTAAGCGCCAAAAATTGCGGCAACGAAATCGAATACCCACTGGTCGCTGCACTCGCCAAAGGTCGGCTTGCCCGGTAGATCGGACACCCGCAGGCTCTTGAAAATCTTAATAGCTCGCTCGGCTTCTTCTGGATAAATCGGTGCCGGGATGATCGACTGCCGATTGATAAGCCTCGATTCCCAGTCAATACAAGCGGTAGACCATTCCACCTATTTGACAGCCCGAAGGTGTGCCGGTGGCCTGGGTGCTGAATATTTGCTGGCCACGCCTTCCGCAGCGCCCTGTCTGGCTTCCTTCTTGCCGCCCTCACCCTTTTTCGCATGGGTGTATTGGATCGCGGCAACCGCAGCCCGAACTTGGTTGGCATTGGCATCAATTATGCCAAGTGCAATATCCTGTAACAGTTTGAGCATGTCGGTGTTTGCATCAGGCAGGGCCCCGGTATTTGTTGCCGAGCCTGCAACCGAACCAACTTTTGGGATGATCAAAATCGCCGGTTTCCGCTTACGTCCCGCGCCTTCACGGTGCCCGCCCGAATTTGGACGAGCGCCACCGCTCCTGCCCTTTGCTCCGGCCATTTGCTGATCCCCGTTATTAACGTAGTGTAGATTTGCTGATTGTTGGGAGAGGCGATTTAATCTGCGTGTGCG